CCTGGGCCCACCGGAGACGGATACGACACGGGAGGGACGCGGCGGGAGACGATCGCCTACGACAAGTACCTCGACATGCTGGCGTTGTTTCACAGCAACGGGAGCATCTACGACACACGGGGCCAGATCGTGTTTCAAGGGATCATCAAGGTCTCGTTCGACGGGGGTGTCCACTTCGGCTGGTTCCAGAGCTTCAACGTCACCGAGGCGGCGGAGAAGCCCTACCAATTTGACCTTTCCGCGGAGTTCACCGTCTCCCACGAGGCGTGGACGCTGCGAACGACGCTGTGAGGAGTGATGGCGAACGAGGTTTCATCGGGTAACAACAACCCCGTCAACCAACTCGACACGGTGGCGGGGAGTACCCAGCAGACGACGTACACGACCACTGCCCAGGTGGTCCCGGCGGTGGGCTACGGCCTCACCGTAGGCCCCGAGACGCAGATCGCCTACGAACAGCAGCAAGGGCGCCCCATCGACGGGTCCAACGCATGGCTCCGCACCCTGTCGCCGTTCACCTTCCGGATGATTCCGCCCATCCTGTACCTGGAGAACCCAGACCTGCTGGCGGGGACCGAGACCAATGCTGTGGACGAGAATGGCAACCTCGTCCCCATCAACCTGGGCATCGTGAGCGCTGCCGTGTCGGCGAATAGCTCGTTCGCCAATGGGGTGGATTACCAGGGAAGTCGCTTCAGCGACAACCTCACGGGGACAATCACGACGACCAACGTCAATGGGCAGACGCAGGATGTGGTGACGACAGGGGGGCGTAGCACGAAGAAGCCGGACAGCGACGAGACGTGGGAGCCGGCCATCACCGACTACGACACGGCCATGGACATCGCCATCCAGTTGGAGGCGTTGCTCCAGACGCCACCCCTGACCCTGCTGATCAACCCGCAGTCCTTCGCTATCGCTTACAACAAACTCCAGCAGTTCAGCGAACGATCCCGTCATGGCTACATCTTCCAGGCGTGGGGGGAGGACCAGCCAAAGCTCACGATCAACGGGAAGATCGGGGCCTTCTACGCCGGGGCCTTCGAGTACATTGACACGGACGGCTCGAACACGACGGGAGAGGGGACGATCCCCTCGGGAGTCCAGTTTGCTAGCAAGCGGAACTCCGCCAGCTTCCAGAACCTCATGGCCCTGTTCAACTTCTACAAGAACAATGGGTACATCTACGACACCCTCGGCCGCTCCAACGCGATGTTGATGGTCGGTTGCATCGCCATCGACTACGACGGCTGGACGTACTTCGGTAACCTCAACAGCTTTAATTGGGGCTACGAACAGGCCCTCCCCAACGGCGGCCTCACCTTCGACATCGACTTCTCCGTGGTCATGATGTTCGACAATCGGGAAAGCACCTACGCAGTCGAACCGATGGTCTCGCCGACGCCGAGCCCCAGCAATTTCCGGTATTGGGGTGGCCCGGGAACGAGTGGGGCAGTGCCCCTCGCCGGCAGTACCCTCACCGGCACCCTCAACACCCAACTCCCGGACTTCACGGGGGCCTTCTCGCAGAACGCGACGACGGGCGTGGGGGCCGGTGGCGGGGGAGGGACCTCGACTCTCGATTTGCCCACCAGCGATAGCGGTTTCGAGGCTCCGGCCGTGGTGGTGGAGGAGGACATCTCCACGCCCGTTCCCCCCTACAACACCTTCATCGAGGGTCGGAGGTAGGGCATGGGAATCGAACAACGACCCTACATCGGCACCTGGCGGCTGAACAATCGTCAGCTTGTCCAGTACACGCCGGACTGCCTGGTGTACATCAACGGTGACCTTACGGTGCCGGGATCCAACCTGCGTGGTGAGCAGAGCCGGCTGAACCTCCAGCCCTACATCACCAGCGTCAGCGTGGAGGGTAGCGTCGAGCCCGGCGGCCACAGTGCCAACGTTTCTGTTTCGCTCCCCGTCCACCTCCTTGAATCGGTGGTGCGGGATGCACAGTTCATCCTGCGCCCGGCCCTCGAAGTCCATGTCTACATGCGGGGATATTTCCCGGTCCGCGGCTTGTTCCGTGAAACCGGGGATGACGTGGAGGTGTACGACAGCGAGACGGGGCAGTTCGTGGAGGGGGAGCCTGATGTCACTTTCGAGGAGTTCGAGGGCGAGGGGGACACCGAGCAAGTGGACGGTGAGGGTGTCGAGACGCCCACGTCGACCCTGAATCTCGAAGACACCATCGCCAACTCGTGCCTCTCCCCGGCACAGCAACAGGTGGCCAATACGATCGCTCAGACGATTCGTAATGCGGGGTACTCCGACAATCTCGCTCTGGCGGCCATCACCAATGGTATTCAAGAAAGCAGCCTGAACCCGAATGCTGTTCAGCAGACGACGTGGACGGACTCCAGCGGGGACGAGCGACAGCCCACAGGGGCCCTCGGGATTTTCCAGCTACTCCCTGACAAGGGGGCTGGGGCTGGGGTGGCCGGTTTCGAGAATGGGAAGGCTGCGGGGACGTCCGAGACGGAGTCTACCTACGACGCCTTCGATGTCGACACCAACACCCGGCGCATGATCTGGGAGATGCAGAACACGAAGTTCGGGGAGTCCATCCGCCAGGCCGAGGCCGAGGGGGCTTCTGCAGCCGTGCTTACCGACCTGTGGAGCCATGACCTGGAGCGCTCCCAAAGCTCCGACAGCCGCGTCCCCATTGGTGTCGAATGCTTCGGCGAGGATGCCATGGGGGCAACAGGGGGGAGCTTCGAGACCTTCAACACCCTCAATGTGGACGAAGCTCTGAGCGGGAGCAACGAGTTCGAGGGACGTGGGTGGCACAGCAAACAGGTGTGGGACGACCTGCTGTCCTACCCCTACTACCACGTCTTCCACGGCGTGGTGACGGATGTTTCGTTCAGCTACTCGGGGGGCTTCCAGACGGCCCAGATGAACTGCGCCTCGATGCTCCACTTCTGGCAGTACCACAAGGTCTCGACGAGTGCCGCCGCCCGAGGCGTCAAGGTCGCGAACTCGGGTCTGAAGACGAGCTACACCGGCAACTGGTACACGAACAAGACACCCTACGAGATCATCTACTCGCTGTGGCACGACACGGCCGGTTCGGCGGCAGGATTGTCGTCCACGTTCAGTCAGAAGACGAACATCGCGGCGAGCTACCAGGGGGCCTCGCTGTTCTCCATCGCCATCGAATACTGGCGTCGCCGCTTCCAGACGCAGATGAACAATCTGCGCCTCCATGGCATCAGCGGCCAGTTGTTCAACTCGGCCCAGGCGGCGTTCCTTGGACGCCTCAGCAAGGATGAGGCAAAGGCATTGTTCCCCTCGGAGGGCGGGGCACATCAAGGCTCGACCAACATCCTGTCTGCGGCCCAGGCGTTGAACCTCCTCGACCCTCGCAAGACGGCAACCAACGAGAAAGCAGCCGCTGAGCAGGAGCAGACAGGGACAGCGGGGGAGGGCCAGACGGGGCTGTTCGAGGAAGGTGACCAGGTTGAACTCAACATCTTCTCGATGTTGCCCTTCGTCTACGACATCGGCAGCCTCGGCGCCCCGGCTCTGTTCGAGTCGGCGTTCATGAGCAAGCTCGACATCGCCCAGCAGGTGTGTGAGGCGACGAACTTCGAGTTCTTCCAGGACATGGACGGCGACTTCGTGTTCAAGCCGCACATGTACAACATGGACACGTCCTCCAGCCGGGTATACCGCATCGAGGACATCGACCTCATCGACATCAATTTCTCCGAGAAGGAACCCATCGCCACCTACGTCACGGCCAAGGGAAACACCTTCGAGAATGTCCAGGGGACTGGCACAGAGGGCGAGTGGGGAGCCTCTGGCCTCTACGTGGACTACCGGTTGGTGGCGCAGTTCGGCTGGCGTCCTGGCGACATGGAGATCAGCTACTACAACGACGCCCGCCGGATGTTCTACGCCGCCATCAACAAGCTCGATCTGTTGAACATCGAGATGAGCAGTGGAAGCTGCAACATCCCGTTGCGGCCGGAGATGCGGCCGGGCTACCCCGTCTACATCCCGTATCTGGACGCCTTCTACTACGTCCCGAGCTTCTCCCACAGCTACCAGGTCGGGGGGCGTTGCACCACCAGCCTCCAGTTGACCGGCAAGCGGGCCAAGTTCTTCGCCCCCGGAGACACCGCCGACATGAACGGCGGCCTCGACACGATCCACCTGGAGAATCTCGCGTACCCGCCGAAGCCCTTGCAGGTACTCGACGACGAGAACAACGCCCGCATGGTCGGATTCCCGAACGTGGTGATGGCGCTTGACCCGCAGGGGGTGAACCCCCTCGAACTCATCGCGGGAGCCGACTTCACCGACCTGACGGACACACAGTCTCTCCGGGCGTTGCTCTACTACGCCGTGCAGATGCGGAACGAGATCACCGGACCAGACAGCCAGGGCTACTACCAGTACCAAGGGGACCTCTTCGGCGGGAAGAAGGTCTCGCTGTACATCAGCGACCCCGAGCAGGAGCGTGGGTCGGGTGTCTACCAGGAGGGGCAGGCCATCGACTTGCGGGCTGTGGGTGAGGTGTCCACGGAGATCGACAAGGCCAACCTCCAGCAGGACATCCAGACGGTCGATACGGCGACGGTTACCGGCCCCGACGACCAGCAGATCTCGGCCAGCACCGAAGCCATCAACTTCCTTCAGGAACTGGCAGAGTGGGGAGAGAACTGGCTGTCTGGAAGCGCCCTGTCGGGGTGGGAGAACCCCAACAGCAGCGCGAACTACCTCAGCCTCTTGGCGAATCAGAAGTCACGGTACACCTGTGACCAGATCCCCGGTTTCTTCCGCTACTACTCTCAGGCCCACCCGGACGAGGAGCACCAGGGGGTGGCTTTCGATTTCGACGACACCGGGGCCGTGGTGGAGGATGGCAGCAAGGCGAGCACGGGGGATCTCCCCACGGGGGGTGAGGTCTTCCTTCGCGACACCGTGTCCCCCGAGGCCGGCATCATTGCACCCGAGACGGCGTTGGAGTTCCAGGACGGGGCGGTGAAGCGGGGTATCTACGTCAAGGACGCCTATGGCGACCTCCAGGCCGTGCCCACCGGGGCGATCCAGAACATCTCCTTCATGCGACACACGGAGACGAGGTGGCAGGAGGTCACGGTGCCGGCGGTGGTCCGCAAGCGACGCCCCACGAAGAACCGAATCCAGAACAACGTGTGGAACAACTGGCGGGGGCTCATCGCGACCAAGTACACGCGCAATCTCAGCGAGTACATGGACACAGCAGTTGGCACTTTTGTCACGGATAATCTGTTGCCCCCTCTCAACACTTTGAAGAACGGCGGCACGACGACAGCCACCCCCGGCGGGGTCCCTAACTTCGCGATGCCTTCGTCGTACTTCCCTTACGGCCAGCAGGCCACGTCGCAGGACACCTTCGAGGACATCGCGGTTCGTTACAACATCGACACCTCGGGAGGGAACGACCTCAAACACTTCCGAACCGTGTTGGAGGCCGTGGCCCGCTCGATGGTGGCGGCTTTCTGGCAGGGCTACCAGGACACGATCAATGGGGCTGTCGTGGCCGTCGATGTTGTCGAAGCCCAGATGACACACCTCGTACCCCAACCGAAGCCCAAGCAGCAGTCCAAGACAGAGATGCAGAAGAAGACCGTTGAGGGCTACAGCCCGGTCTTCCCGGTCAGCGATGAGAAGGGCTACACGGTCATCGGGGCGTACCGTTACGGTCGTGGGGTCGATATCGTGGCGAACAACCCCTTCGACCAACTGCTGAAGACGGACCCCCTGAGTGCCATCGACCGCGAGACGGTGGAAGCCTACGTCGATACGGTGATCAAGGGCGCCCAGACCGCCACCATCACGAAGACGGACGCGGACGGTGACCCGATGAATGAGGGCGGCTCTCCGGTGAGCACCACCGTCGAGGTCAACGCGGCGGATGCCCACAACAACATGATGGAGGCCATCACCGGCACGTTGTCCTCTCAACAGATCCTGGACCTTGGCCTCGGGAAGATGTCGGGTGGGCAGCTTGAAGTGAACCTCATGAACTGGTTTGCCGACCAGGTTCGGGACGGGACGCAGAAGATCCCCATCGAGAACAGTGCCTATTCGTTGGCCGACCTCGGCTTCTCGAAGGACACCCTCCCCTACGCCTCGGAGTACCGGGGGGCGGAGGCTGATGTCTCGTTGCCGGCGTTCAGCACGGATTTCGTGGACATCGCGGCTCAGCAGGACATCGGTAAGGCGGAAGCCTATGCGGACCTGGAGTTCGACCCGTCCTCGGGCGAGCCCATCCTCGACATCCCCTCCGTCTACCAGACACTGGAGCAAGGGTCGAAGACGCCGGACTGGCGTCAGTCGCAGTCGGCGTTGCGTGGGCTGGCCCTGGAGAACCGGCAGCCGAGCACCGCCCAGGAGTTTCAAGCAGTCATCGACCGCTTCGATGACAGCGTGCGAAACAGCTTCCAACAGTTGAAGGACGAGACGCTGACCCAGGATGCCGAGCGGGCTGCACAGCAGGCCGCCAGCACGACCGAGGAGACGTGAGATGCCCCATCCTGACGACACCATGGGCCGGGATGTCTCGGTCAGTGCCATCCGAGGAGACATCGGCAAGGAGGCCGCCCATCGTCAGATGGACCCGTCCTTCGGGGCGAGCGCCTATGCCCTGGGGCTCTGCAAGGTTGTCGAGATCAACTACGAGGAGTTCATGGTCACGCTGCGGTCCCTCAGTGGCGAGGCCCAGGAGTTTCAACACGTCCCGGTCCCCATGACGTTCCCCGGGGCAGGCACCCGTCACTTCTTCGGTGCCATGCCCAGGCAAGGGGATGTCTGTGTGGTGGGTTGGATTCCGCAGTCGAGCACCGGGGCGGGGCAGAATGCCGTCGGCTCCAAGCTGCCGATCATCGTGGCCTGGACGGTGCCCGGGGTGTGGACTGGTCACGATTGGGTGCCGACGCAGGACTTCGAGGATAGCGAGTGGGACTACTCTCCGAAGAACGCGGCTCTCATCGAGGGGGCCTACCAGCGCCAACGCCACAAGCTCCCCCACATGCGGCCAGGGAACATCGTCGCAAGCTCGGCTCAGGGCTCTGACATCCTCCTCGACGAGGGGGTGACGATCGCCAACCGTCGGGGGAACGAGATCCGACTGCGGGACCAGGATCAGGCCCTCGTGCTGCGGACCCTCCAGCAGTTCCATGCGATGGCGGGGGCTCGGGTCTATGCCGGCATGGTGCAGCGGGACGCGGCCATGTTGCAGACGCAGATGGTCTCGGATGGCTCCTCATGGGATTCGCCGACGCAGGTGGACGAGAACGGCGACCCCATCCCGGTCGACGACCTCCCCGACAGCCTCTATGCAGCGGGCACCCTCACCCCCACCGAACTGCTGACTCGTCGCCCCACCGGGGAAGGGCTCACCTCTCCCGGCATCGCTTTGGGGGCCAACCTCGATCCCTACGTCCTGTTGCGCCGCGGCCTCTACATGGATGGCCAGGGCTTCATGGCCGACGGTTACGAGCCCGAGGCGGTCTATGGGGGGAAACCGCTGTACCGAGTGTCCTACAGCCCGAACTTCGCCAACTCGGTCGCTGACGAGGCGGATCTTCCCACGTTGACGGAGTACCGCGTCGAGGTGGCCCACACCTCAGACGGGAGGTTGCCGGTCACGGACGAGACGGATGGCTTCGACGCCGACCGTTTGCCCGATACCCCGGACGGCTCCAAGGCCACGGACATGTCGCCCAACCGTCCCTTCATGGAGTGGGTGTTGGGCAGTGTGGTGGGGAATGATCCCTTCTCGGAAGCGGGGCGCACGCAATACGGGTTGCCACTAGGTCTGGATGTCTTCACCTTCAAGAACCTGGAGAGCAACGTGGTGGAGGCGAACCCTCGTCTCTCGCCGCGGCTGGATACCCGGACCCAGGCCGCATCGCTGCTCCGTGTCCGGCCCCCTATGGAGGGCTGGGGCTCCGGCTCGATGACGTCCTTTACGAAGGATGGGAGACTGCGGGCCTACCTGGGAGGCCCCGAGGGAGAGGACAGCCTGCAACTGGCGACAGCGGGGAACGCCCGCATCGCTCTGGGCGGTCAACTGTTCCTGCAGTTCCACGGGCCCTTCCGTATCAACCACGCCTCGAAGGGGGACAAGAACAACCACGGCCTCGATTTCCGTTCCGAGACGGCAGGTGTTGTCATCTACGGGGGTGGCCAGATCGAGGACGACACGGTCCCCCAGGCCATCTCTCCGTCGGGGGAGGGGGGCTCCCCGGCCGATAAGCCGAGCGTCCTGATCCGCGGCAACAGCACCACACAGATCGAGGGGGGCACCTCGGTCAACGTCCAGGCTGGGCAGCGGGCGAAGGTGGCGGCGTCGCAGGTCACCATTGACGGAACGAACAACGTCCAGGTGAGTGCTGGAGATCGGGTAGCGGTCAGCGGTAAGCAGTACGAGCTTTCCGTCACCGGCAAGGCGATCGAGAACTTCTCCGGGCCGAAGGACAACCTCCCCTCGACGTACCCCTTGCGGGAGACGACGTTCTCGACCATCGCTCCCACAACGCAGACGGTGGACAAGGCGACCTACCAGACGGGCAGTCGCGAGGAAGTCTTCAACATCGGCAACCACACCACGTCCATGCTGGTGGGGGACATGACCTACGAGACGGAGGGGGGGACGTGGAAGGCACGCTCCCTCCAGAACGAGGCGACCCTCTCACCGGACGGCTTCCAGGTCAGCGTGGCGGCCGGCGTGGCGAACATCGAGGCCAAGGCAGGGGCTGCTTCGTTGAAGGGCTCTGCGTCGGTCACGGTGAGTAGCAACGGGTCCGCTCTTGTTAGCGGAACGATGGTGACCCTCGGGGCCAACGGCACGGCCGGCGGTATTGTCAGTGGTGGGGACATCGATCCCCTCAACGGGCAACCCCTCTCGTCCCCCATCAATGGAAACATGGGAAGCGCGGGGCACGTCCTCGGACCGATGGTGACCTAGTGCCGATCAGCCCTCCCAACTTCACGGCGGCGTTCAGCGTCATCGACCCAGCCCTCGGGCTGACAGGAACGGCGATGTCGAGGTTTGCTGCGGCGTTGAGCACCGCGATCTACAACTGGACGGTGACCCCGACGAACGTGCGGTTGACAGGGGTGACAACAGGCACCGCGGGGGCCGGGAATGTGACCGGAAAGCTCATCGTGCCGCCAGCCCCGCAGGTGATGCAAGCAGGCTTCCTGGCAGCGGGGGTCACCGGCCCACAGTCGTCCCGGGTGGCCACGGCGATCTCCTCCGCCATCTCGACCGCTTTCACGGCGACGGGGGGCTACACCGGCCCTTCGGCGGGTGTCGGGGTGGGGACGGATGCCTCCAAGGTTACGGTGGCCAACGCTGCGACTCTGGCCTCCCAACTGATGGCGGTGCTGGTGCCCATCCTGGGAGGGTCTGGGCCGGCGGCTTCTACGGTGGCCCGGGGGATCTCGATTGGCGTGGCAGGACAGCTTCTTCTGGGAACGGGCATCGGCGTGGTTGCAGGCAGTGTGAGTCCTACACCTTCGGTGGGGACCAGCAGCGGACAGGTGATCTGAATGGCATTCGATTTCTCGGGCTCCGTCATCCGGGGCGCACGGACGGCCAACGCCAACGCGACGACGACGGGTCGGGCGCAGAGCGGTGTGGTCCGTGACGTCAAGCCGCTGCCCCCGACGTTCGACCTGACCAGTAGCAACGGTTACGCCCCTGACCTGGTGGACGCCGACGCCGATCACTACCGCACGGCCATCCTCAACAGCCCGGTTGAGGGGACGACCGAGTACATGATCTGGGCTGCGAACTCCTCGCAGATCGCTCGCATCGACACCTCGAACGACGACTGGCTCAGCGAGGACGGCACCGGCACGATTCCCATCGGTACGGACCCGGTCCAGAAGATCCCGGCGTCCGCCGGCTACTTCGAGGACGGCACGAACAAGGTCATCGTCACCGACAACGGTGGCAACAGCATCGCCGCTATCAAGGAGATCCGCGTTCGCAACGGGGGCACGTTGGCGGTCACGACCATCGACGCGGTGGACTTCAAGAGCGTGGACCCGGACTCGGGTCTCATCGAGGTCAGCAGCCCCGTGCTCGTTGCGGACTTCAACGGGGCCTTCTCCAATGAACGGGGTGACCGCGTCACGAAGGTCGAGTATTGGGTCGCGGCTTCTCGCTTTTGGTGGACGCGGAACGACCCCTACGAGACGCGCTTCGGCTGGGATGCTGGCCGGCAACAGTGGCGTCCCTACAAGGGAGGGCCCGTCAAGGACCTTGGGCCTCTCAGCCTCGACGGCACCTACGTCCTCTCACCCCGCCCGACAGGGGTGGGTGTGGGGGACTATCTCCCCGGCACGGCTGGCAACGGGGATCGCTATGCGATGGTGCGCCTGGGTCGCGTGCCCGACAGCGGCTCCCTCCCTGTTGCCGAGAACAACGATGTACTGGTCGCTCCGTTCTCCGGCCTGCTGGTGGTGGATGACGGGGATGTGGGGAGCTACTCCTTCTCCAGTAGTGGGGCTCCCGAAGCGGGTGTGGTTGGGCTGACGAGCGGGGCGGTCCAGTGGAACCCTTCGTTCATCCAGGAGTACGCCGGCCAGACGGTGTGGTACTCCCACCGGAGTTTTGACGCCGAGGCGACGGGGGGAGTGGGTGCTCTCCGCGATGCGGATCGCAACCCCTTGTTCATCACACCTCCACCCACCATTGGTCAGCATGTCTTCATCCGAGTAGGGACGAGGCGCTTCCTCACGCCCATTCTCGTGGAAAGCGACACGGACCTCGACACTGTGACCCCCTCCGTGACGGAGGTGGGGGTGTCGATGTCCACCGGCAAGTTGAAGCTCAGCGAAGACCTGGTCGGGAAGGCGGACCCGGACAATCCCCTCTACGACCCGCAGTACCTCGGTGCCCAGGTCAACTTTGACGGGGTGGCCCTCAACGAGCAGCCACAACCCCTCCGGCAGCCTGTGCCCCTGGAGGACGAGGACGGCGACCCCATCGTGGGCATCCGGGACGAGGACAAGGCGTTCGTCCCGGTGGCGGACCCCTTCGAGGCCAACGGGTTGGGGACTTCGGGCATCTTGCATGTGCCGGACTGGACAGGAGCCGAGCCTCGCATCGCCACAAGTGTCCCAGGCGTCCGGCCGGGTGGTAACAACTCTGTCGATCAGACGACAGGGCTCGTGCGGCACGTCTACTTCTACCCGCCGGGTGTCGAGAGCGTGTACGTCGGCGACACCTTCATGTTCTCTTACAAGGGGGCGGTCGAGTTCCTGTTGACGGTTCCCCGCACCGAGGACCTCCCGGGGCTCTCCCTGGGGGTGAAGGGGGGCAAGGCGAAGGTCGCCCGTGAAGCGACGTTGCTGACGAACCTCACCCTCGGCTCGGCAGTGAAGCTCAACTTCAAGGCCATCCGTGACCTCGGCACCAACAACGAGGTGTACTTCCAGCAGGCGTGGTTCCGACCGGCGACCTATACCAACACGGCTCGGGTGGTGGGCCGCATCCGAGACGAGTTCACTTTCGACGGGGGGGAGACGCTTGTCTTCGCGATCGATGGCGTCCTCCCGGCGCATGAATGGACAGCGACGGCAGGAACGTTCTCCATCGACGAGGTCGTGGCGGACATCCAGGCCAACACCGTGCCTGTGTTGCCAGCCAACGCGGTCTCACAGTCGGGGGGTCACCTTGTCCTCCAGGCTGCGACCTCCATCGAGATCGGCTTCGGCAAGAACAACGTCAAGGACCTCTCGGCGTGTGAAGCTCTTGGGATCCTTCCCGGTTGGCGTGCAGTGGATGGGCAGGACAACTGGCTGTCGGACAGCGGCCTCACCTTCGGCCTCAATCGCAGCCCCTTGAACCTGGACCGTAGCGAGCCCTACGCGGACTTCCAGGAGCGCTACCGCGTCGAGGATCTGCAACTGTCTCCGGATTCGGGCATCCAGGCCCAGGCGTTGGTTCTCCTGGACTACCCACCACTGCAAGACGTCCCTGGCTACGACGACAACGTGTTCTTCCAGATCACGACGCTGGTGCAGAACGGGCCGACCGTTGCCATCGACAACCGCTACCTCTACAACCCCACGGATGTTCTCTACCGTTTCGGTGAGGGGTACTTCGCTTGGCTCGATGAGAGCAACACCATCCAGGCAATCGAGCAGCCGAGACGAGACCTCACCTTGGGGCAGGTCAACGTCATCGAGGACTCATTGCTGGGGGCACAACCCGACCCCGATATGGGCCTGTTCGTCTCGGAAGGGGGGAGCTTCCAGCGACTGACCACCGATCAGTACACGCTGATCAACGGCGGCGTCCCGGGGATTGCGTTGCTCACCGAACAGGTGGGGGGTCTGGTTGCTTCGGGCTCTCGTGGTTCGTGGGGCGCTGGCAGCAACGTGTTCATCAATGACTTCCAGGGGGACGAGAACTTCGAGAACCTGGGCATCGAGCCTGGCTATCGGTTGAAGATCCCGTCCGGGGACGCGACCGGGAGCTACATCGTCCAGCAGGTGGTGAGCCCCACCACCCTCATCGTGTCCCCTCCCTTCCTCTGGGGCAGCGGTGAACGATTCGCCTCGTGGGACCTCTACAAGGGTTTCACCGACGAGGTGTACGACCCCGCCATCGTCGCCGATGTCCTGTTCGAGGAGTTCAATCATCTCCCCGAGGAGCCTTTCCATATCCGGGTCCTCAGCCCACTTGGCGAAACTCCGGCGGACCCGGCAGCCCAGACGGCGAACCGCTTGCAGGCGGTGATGACGGACGCCTTGCAGTCAGGCCGTGAGATCAGCCTCCGATTCGGCATTGAGCACGCGACGGCGACGAACACCGCCAGCCTCACCGGTCTCGGTCGGAAGGAGCTTGGCACCATCGCCAATGACTCGCTGTTCCTGCCGGGGGCCACGGAGAGCGACCCTGAGCACACGCGCTACGAGGATCAGGCGTTCTTCATCCAGCTAGGGACAGAGGTGTTCACCCCTGGCAGCGGGCTCACGGCAGTCACGCAGTTCACCGATCCCTTCCCGCCGGGGGCTATCGAGTACCTCATCAGCACGGGCGAGCTTCGCTTCGGCTCAGAGGTCCTGAGTGACTACGATCAGGCCGAGGTGTTGTGGGTCGCTTCCTTCCTCGACGCTGCCAAGCTGGTCGAGGGGGTGGCCGAGTACGACCCGGCCACTGGTTTGCTGAACCTCAGTGAGGCCGATCTCATCGCCCACACGGGCCAAGAGGTCTACTTCGTCGAGCAGATGGTGACGGAGGCTCGCAAGGACGTGGCGTTCAGCCCCCTGGCGAGTGCGTTTGCCTTCATGCGGCCTCTGCGTGAACGTCAGGTTGTCGAGGTGGACTTCTTCAAGGCCGACCTCACGGGCCACAAGGCGAAGGACGGTGACGGTAACGACATCGAGGTGCTGACCTACCTCCCCGTCTACATCAACGGGGAGATGGCGACACGGGTCGAGAGCAAGGTCTACTCGTTCAACCCACCGGATGGTAGCGGCTTCCGTCGAACGGTGTTCACCGAGGTCGAGCCGACAATCTGGGTCAACGGCTACATGCAGAACTTCGGCGTCGATGACCTCACTATCGACTACGAGGACTTCACGATCCACTTCAAGACGGACCTGCAGACGACAGACGAGGTCCGGGTCAGTTACGCCGTGATCAATGCCTTCGGTGGGGAGAAGGCGTACTCGTCGGCCGTCTTCCCCGCTTACCGGCCGCCGTTCTTCCTGGAGGCCAACCAGGACACCTTCCTCCTGGATACCGACCGTCGAGGGGACATGGAGCCGGGTCGCATGATGCGCCTCGGGGCGTTCCCGACGTACATCAAGTCGTCCACCTACGACAGCAGCGCAGATCAGACGACCGTGACCATCTTCCCGGCCCCGGTTGTGGAGGCGGGAAGTCGTGCCCCCGGCAACGATGTCCTGACTCTGATCACCGACATCCCCGTGACCACCGAGGTGGACCCGGACAACCCCGTAGCCATCCCCGACGCACCTGCGGGCTTCCTGCTGCCGTTGAGTGACGCGACCCTTGGTGGTGACCTGGATTGGGAGCCGGTGAACCGAGGAGGGTTCAGCATCGACTTCCAGGGGAACCTGATGAAGTTCGCCGTGGCTGGGCACCTCATGGAAGTGGGTGGCTACCCCTTCATCATCGCCGATGCGAGTATCAGCGAGGACGGCTTCAAGACGACGGTGACGTTCACATCGCCCTTCCCCCAGGGCTTTTCGATGGAGAACGGGGACGCGATCAAGCTCAGCGTCCGACCGATGTACCCCCCGCAGCCTCGGAACTTCTTGGGGGTCAGCCCCTTCCTCGCCACCGAGGGGACCGAGCTTGTCCTGTTCGGTGAGACGGATGAGGACGGCAACGAGCTTCCGGGACGCACGCTGGTTCCTTCGGTGGAGTACGTGGCCGATGCGGACACCGGGAACATCTCGCTGCTGGAGCCCATCCAGGCTCCTCTGGCTCCTGTGCAGAAGCTCTACTTCCGCTACACGAAGGTTGGTCTACTGCAACCGGAGTACGACAAGGGGACGCTCCGCATCCCCAGGTACACCGCTCGCTACCGTTTCAACACGGTGCCCAGCGAGGAGAACGGCCTCCTCGGCGGCTTGCTGCAGGCGACCTACAGCTTCTACAACCCCGACAGCTTCTTCGCCCGAGTGGTGCCGCTGCAGGAGTATGCTTTCGAGGCCGCCACGGAGATCATCGGCGATGTGACCAGTGGGCAGGGAGGTCAGGGTCCGTTGCTGACCTCGGGTGCCTCGACGCCTCCGGATGCGGGGCTTGCGAGTCTCACCACGGAGCGAGGTGACCTGACCGACCTCGACCGGGCAGCCCGCCTGTTCCTCAGTTTCTACAACGATGCAGTCGTGGCCTTCGAGCAAATCAAGGAAGCCATCGACGGGAGCATCGTCGGCGACCGGGATGGTAAGTTCCGCTTCTACATCGGCAAGGGCAAGGACTACGTCCCGCCGGGGTACGAGGACGCAATCAGTGGCTTGCTCAACCCCCGCTTCATCTGGAGCGAGGTGATGCAGTCGTCCAACGTCGGCTTCGAGATGCCGGTACTGGAGACGGACCCTCTCCTCGACCCGCTGACGGCTGTGATCCTGGACGCGGTGATGGAGGGGGTGCCGATGGACCCCTTCACCCTCGGGAGGTTGTTCGAGTACCAGAAGCGGCTGATCCAGAACGACATCGACGACCGGCTGTTGACAGGACCCGCTCGTCCGAAGCTCGACTGGAATCCGGCCTTGGGCCCGGTCTTCCAGCCCTTCGGCACCTTCGAGTCGATGTGGGAGCCCCAGCCCTTTTCTCGGTTGTTCCCGGAGCGGACCAACGCCTTCTTCCTCACCTACCCGGGGATCAACGCAGACCCGTCCTCTCGGACCCTCGGGGTGGACCGCTCGGCGTGGGCGGGCCGCTACTCTTTCCTCACGCCGATCTCGCGACCGTCCTTCTCGTGGGAGGAGGGCTACACCCCTCCGCAGTTCGCCTCGACCTACCGGACGGACATTGCGAGCATCAGCAACCCGGTCATCGGGCCGATCACGCAGATCCGGAACATCCTGGTCCAGCGGCGCCTGGCCCGAGGTCGTGTCTGGCGGTACTTCCCCACGGGTATCGAGGCCGAGGCTCTCTTCCCCGGCTCCCCGGCGGTTACCGACCCCTGTGCGATCGTGTCGCTGCTGCCTCTGAGCGAGTTCCCGATCGATCCAGGGACAGGATTCCCCGACACGGACCGTTTCATCGCCCAGGGTGGGGACCTCTACGACCTGACAACAGGAGACCCTGAGCTTCGGACACCGGCCTGGTCGGACTTCCCGGACAACCAGCAGCTTCAGGTTGGGCAGCCGACAGGCGTGACGTACCCCATCGCCTACAAGAGCGGCTCGATGCCCGTCGGGGACGGCTTGCCCGGCATCTATGTCAACGAGGTGCTGTACGGGTGCATCGTCACCTTCAAGAGCCTGGCGAGTGGTGGGCCGGGTGCCCCTCCCACCGACGTGCCCATCAGCGACTCGACGGAGATCCTGCGGCTGACCGACATCAACAGCGGCCCGGTGATGTCACTGGAGCAGGGGGATACGTTGTACGTCATCCCACCCGCCTTCACGCCGGCCGAGACGGACTCACCGCCGACGGAGGAGGACGAGTTACGGATGCGTCTGGGGATGCCGCAGTACCGCCGCGGCATGGACGTGGCCATCCGGAACAAGCTAGGCGTCCTTCGTGACCTCTCGCTGCCTGGTGGGGCGGACAACATCCCCTTCGACCTGCAGAAGTTCTTTGGCCAGAACCCTCCGCTCCCCATGAGCGAGTTGCAGGCGCTGTGCAACTTCACGAACGAGTCGATAGACCCATTGCAGTTGCCATGTCTGCTGGGCGAGGCGAAGGACGACACCGGGGACTTCCAGATCCCCTACGTGGCCGTGACGAACACGGAGATAGACCGCCTCTCGGCGATCACGGTGGGCATCTCGGACCTCCTCACGATCAAGAGCGCCGACGGGACGAAGTACGTCTACCCCGACGAGGTGCGGGGCTCTGATGGTCTGATCCAGGATGCCTTGGGCGGCGTGCCCCCTCTCCCGCCGGCTACGCTCATCACGACCAGCCGCCACGACCCGGCGACCTTCAACCCGGCCGCCTTGGGGGTGGGAGACGTCGAGCAGTACGACCTGTTGCTCATGGAGTACGGCAGCCCCACGACGCTCCCCACAGGATCACAGGGCTTCCTTTCGGTAGGTCGTGTGCAGCGAGACGCCACGGACAGCTACAGTCTCGTCGAGGTGCCCCGGTTCATCACGCAGACGGCCCAAGGGGACCCGATCCAGTACGACTTCAACAACGCCCTGACCTACTTCACACCGAATCCGCAGCCCCCACCCCCGCTGGGCATCGGCTGCCGTATCTATGAGGACACCACCACGCAGGAGACGTGGTTGGACTTCTCGGACCTGGGGCAGATCCGTCTCAATGATGGAGGGGGTGTGGCGGGGGTCGGTGGTCTCAACCGCATCTTCAACGCGGACCCGGGGAACGCAGTCCTCATCCGGCTGTTTGCTCGGGAGCCCTTCGTTGGTCCGATCACAGTGGAGCCGGGGGACGTCGTGCTCACCATCATCCTGTTCCAGGGACAGGTCCGGGTGGTGTACGCCGATGGCTCGACGAACACGGTGCCAGGAACGACGGTCTCAGCGGGCGAGAACAACCCGAACTCGGCGGACCTCGACTTCCGTTCTTTCAAGTACGATGGCTACGCCCCCGGCAACGAGCCCATCGATCTCTCGACGCATCCGGAGATCCCGAGCACGAACACCGCTGGTGTTTGGAGCACCGACTACGGCTATGACTTCACCATCTCCGTCACGACTCTCGGGGGTGGTACGGCTTTCTCCGATACAGCGTACATCGACTCGGACCGCCTGACCTTTGTCGAGGTGGTGGATTGTCGAACGGCCCTTCCTCGGGGCACTCGACACCCCGTCGGCTTCCAGGAGATCGGCTGCAACCTCGTGGTCCATGGGGTCACGGTCGAGGGGGCGGGTTCCCTCAGCG